AGTGTGCGGAGTGGGGCGACGAGTTCGACGAGTGGCAGCGCGGTCTCGGCAAGGTCATGTTGGGCCGGCGGGAGTCCGGGGAGTACGCGTCGACGGTTGGCGGGATCACGTTGTCGATCCCCCGGCAGGTGGCGAAGACGTTCCTCGTGGGTCGGACCGTGTTCGGTCTGTCGGCCCAGTTCCCGGGCCTGAAGGTGTTGTGGACGGCGCACCGGACGAGGACGGCGACGAACACGTTCCGATCGTTGGAGGGGTACGCGAAACGCAAGGCGGTCGCCCCTCACATCAAGCCTGGCAGGCGGGACGGGATGGGGATTCGGGCGGCGAACGGGGAGCAGGAGATCCCGTTCCGCAACGGGTCGAACATCATGTTCGGGGCCAGGGAGACCGGGTTCGGGCGTGGGTTCGACGAGGTCGACGTGATCGTGTTCGACGAGGCGCAGATCCTGACGGAGCGGGCGCTCGAGGACATGGTGGCGACGACGAACCAGTCGCGGCACCCGCACGGGGCGCTCCTGTTCTTCATGGGGACGCCGCCGCGGCCGATCGACCCTGGCGAGGCGTTCACAGCCCGTCGGAACGAGGCGTTGGCCGGCGAGATGGTCGACGGCGTGTACGTCGAGTGTTCGGCGGACGAGAAGTGCAACCCCGACGACCGGAGCCAGTGGGCGAAGGCGAATCCGTCGTTCCCGCATCGGACGCCTGAGCGGTCGTTGTTGCGGCTGCGTAAGAACTTGCCGTCGAACGAGTCCTGGATGCGCGAAGCCCTCGGAGTGTGGGACGACACTTCCACGAAATCGGCCATCCCGGCCGCCGTGTGGGCGGACCTGTTCGACATCGACACCGCCCAGCCGCATCCGTTCGCCCTTGGCGTGTCGATGTCGGCGGACAGGAAGTGGACGACGATCGGCCTGGCCGGTCACCGGTCCGACGGGCTGATCCACCTCGAGCTCCTCAAGGTGGGCCGTGGGTCGACGTGGGTGATCGAGCGGCTGCATCAGATGGAACGCAAGCCGGTCGGTACCGGCGTCCTAACGACCGGGCCGGCTGGGTCGCTGCTGCCGGACATCAAGAACGGGCGAGGCATGACCGCCACCGAGCTCGCCGCCGGGTGCGGACGGCTCCTCGACTCGCTCGGCATCCGCATCGCCGAGGACCCCGAACGCACCGTGGGCGAGGAAGCACCGCTCGCAGAACCGACGATCCGGCACTCCGGGCAGCCGGTGTTGAACCGTGCCGCCGGCGCCGTGCGATTGAAGACGCTCCCAAAGGGGGCGGTGACGTGGCTCGAGCCCGAAGGCGTGGACTGCTCGCCGATCGAGGCGGTGACGCTCGCCCTGCAGGTGTTGACCGACGGCAAGTCGACGCCACGCTCAGGGCGGGTGCAGGGGATTCGGTGAGGAGGTGACCATGCTCGACGCACGCGAGGCCATCGAGCTGGCCGGCACCCTCCGCAAGGACGCAGCCCCCGAGTGGGCGCGCCTCAACCGGTTCTCCCGCTACGCCACCGGGCGCCAGAAAGGCCCGTGGCCGCCGGACAGCGCCGAGACCGAGTACAAGGACATCGCCAAGAAGTCCGCTTCCAACTGGCTTGACCTCGTCGTTCGCTCAACCGCCCAGGGCCTCTACGTGGTGGGCTATGGGGACCGCTCCGACGAGTCTGTGACGTGGGAAGAGGGCTGGCAGCGCAACGGGATGGACGCCCGCCAGCACGCCCTGTTCCGGGCTGCGCTGGTGCACGGTTACGCCTACCTGATCGTCATGCCCTCCGATGACGGCGTGTGGTGCCGCCCCGATTCGGCGACGAACGTGTGGGCTCACTTCGACGATCCGTTCGACGACTGGGCCGAGTACGCCGTGCGCGAGGTCCGCAAGAACCATCTCGAGCTCTACGACGACGAAGGCCGCTACTCGATCATCGACGGCGAGGTGACGTTCGCGCCCCATCGGTTCGGGCGCTGCCCCGTGGTCCGGGTCCTGAAGGCCATCGACCTCATCGGGCCGCCCCAGGGCGAGATCGAGCCCGTCATCCCGATTCAGGATCGGATCGTTGACGCGACGTTCAACCTGCAGATGGTGTCGAAGTACGGGGCCTTTCCGCAGCGGTGGATCGCCGGCCTCGACCCGTCCGCACCCCTCGTCGACGAGAGCGGCCTCCCGCTCCGCGACGACGACGGGAACCTGATCTACCCGAAGATCAAGGCGTACGTCGACAGCATCCTCACCGCCGTCGACCCCAACACGAAGTTCGGCCAGTTCACCGCCGCCGACCTCGCCCAGTTCGTGAACGCCCTCGAAGCGCACATCAGGCACCTCGCAGCGATCACCCAGACCCCGCCCCACTACCTGCTCGGGTCACTCGTCAACCTCTCGGCGGAGGCGTTGGCCGCCGCCGAGGCGGGGCTGCAGCGCAAGATCAAGGAGATCCGCGACGTCCTCGGGGAGGGCATCGAGCAGGCGATGCGTCTCATGGCCCACGAGCTCGGCGACGAGGTCGCGGCAGAAGACCCCACCGCCCGTGTGCGGTGGCGTGACGTCGAATCCCGGTCGTTCGCCCAGGTCGCCGACGCGCTGGTGAAGCTCGATTCCATCGGCGTCCCGAAGCGCAAGCTGTTCGAGATGCTCCCCGGCTGGACCGACGACGACGTCGAGGAAGCCGTCGCTGAGTCTAAGACCGAGCTGGGCATGGCTGCCTTCGCGGAGATCGTCACGCCAGCCCCGCAGACGGAGGCGCCGGCGGCGTGAGCGTCGCCGGCGACCTCACGATCGCCCAGAAGACCCAGCAGTCCGCCCTCATCGACGCGACCCTGACCGTGGCGGCCAGGATCTGGGCCAACCTGTTCGACGAGAAGGACCCGAATGGGTCGTGGCAGCGAATCGAACCGCTCCTCGTCGGGCTCATTCAGCAACGCCAGCCGATCTCCTCCGCCGTCGCGTCAAACTTCATCGCGGCTCTCCGCTCGGCGCTCGAGGTGCCCGGCCGCTACGTCCCGACCGTCGCACCAGCCCCGACAGCCGATGACATCGTGCCGTGGCTCCGCGCCGCCGGCCCAGCAAAGGCCATCGAGCTGCTCAACGCCGACCGCACCGGCATTGCTGCCGATGTGCTCGAGAGCATCAACGGGTCGATCACCCGTCAGGTTCTCGATGGCGGCCGTGGCACCGTGTCGCTCAACGTCGACCGAGATCCCAGGTGCCTCGGCTACGAACGTCACGCCAGCGGCTCCTGCTGCTCGTTCTGCGCCATGCTCACGGGCCGCATCTACCGATCCGCAGAGTCCGCCGGCGAAGGCCGCGACTGGCACCTCAAGTGCCGTTGCGGCGCTGTGCCGGTGTACTCCCGGGACCAGGCGCCGCCGCCGAACACGCAGCACTACGCCGACCTGTGGGCCACCTCCACGAGGGGCCTCCGAGGCGCCGACGCCCGTCTCGCCTTCCGACAGGCGATCGAGGGCCGCGAGATCACCGCCCACCCGTGAGGGGTGAGCACACCAAGTCCTCACGCGACGTGAGGCACCAAAACAAGGAGGCCGCGATGGCCGACGAAGACCAGCCCGCCGAAGACGGTGGGACCGACGACTCCCCCGCCGACGAACTCAACGAGGGCGGCAAGCGCGCCATCGACGCCGAGCGCCGCAAGGCCCGAGACGCCGAGAAGCGCGCACGGACCGCCGAGACCAAGCTCAAGGACCTCGAGGACGCCGGCAAGACGGAGACCCAGAAGCTCCGCGACGACCTCGCCGACCGTGATCGGCAGATCGCCGAGCTGCCCAAGCAGGTCCGCCAGCAGGCGGTCCGTTTCGCATCCGAAGCCGCACGACAAGGCTTCCTCGATCCCGAGGACGCGTTCGCGTTCCTCCCCGCCGACCTCGACCTCGACGACACCGACGCCGTGAAGGCCGCCCTCGAGGACCTCGCCGGCCGCAAGCCGCATCTCGTACGTCAGGCCCCCGCACCGAAGGCCACCGCCCGCCCCACGGCGACCGGCGGTGAGCACCTCGGCTCGACCCAGGCGAACGAGAGCGCCAAGGAACGGGCCGCCGCAGCCCTGCGCGCGTTCCGCTCCACCTAGCAACCCCGTCGGCCAAACGGCGGGTCAACCACAAAGGAGGCCCCAATGGCCGACATCTCCCGCGCCGAACTGTCGACGCTGATCGAGGACGCGTACTCACACGTGCTGCTCGATTCGGCACAGACGACCTCGGCCGTCCTCTCCGCGTTCACCACGGTGGACATGGGGACCAAGACATCGCACCTCCCGGTGCTCGCCACCCTCCCCGAGGCCTCCTGGGTCTCGGAGACCGACACGAAGCCCACCGCCCAGGTGACGTGGGCCGACAAGACCCTCGTCGCCGAGGAGCTCGCCGTCATCATCCCTGTCCACGAGAACGTGGTCGACGATGCGACGGTCGACGTGATCTCGCAGCTGTCCATCCAGGGCGGCGCGGCGATCGGCCGGGCCCTCGACGCCGCGGTGATCTTCGGCACCAACAAGCCGGTGTCGTGGACCTCCGACGACCTGCTCACCTCGGCGACCGACGCCAGCCAGACCTTCACGGTCGGCGCCGACGAGGACGACCTCGCAGGGTCGATCTTCCAGGCCGCCGGCGCTGTCGACGAGGCCGGCTGGGACCCCGATCGGCTCCTGGTGCCTCGCGGCATCCGGTACCGGCTCGCGAACCTGCGGTCCGACGACAACGCCCCGATCTTCCTCCCGTCGCTCTCGGCGGCCGGTGGTCAGGACGACGTCGCCGGCCTCACCCCCGCCTACGTGAGCGGTCGGGTGTGGAATCGCAACGAGGCGGAGGCGATCG